CTTCCGCTTCCTGGAGGCCGACAACACGGGCTTCCGGGTAAAGGGTGCCGACCGGTACCTACGGCTTCATTTAGGGCAAAAGAAGGGTGGACGGAAGGCCAAATCCAACCTCATTCCGGGCCCACATAAGGGCAAATCTCCGGAGAATTCAGCCGGAGGCCAGCCGGAGGGGGGTGCCGGAGAAAGTCTCCGGCTCTCTTCCGGCTCTCTTCCGGCTCTAGTGCCGGAGAAGTCCTCCGGCTCTCTTCCGGCCCTTACACCGAACACCGAACACCGAACACCGAATACAAAAGACTTATTATCAAGGGCGCCCTCTGTTTCGTTGGTTCCCGACGCCGACGAAGCCGAACGGCAAATGAGCCCGGATGAAACAGGAGCGTATCCGTCCACGGGCTTAGGCTTCTGTGGATGGTGGCCCGCGGCCAAGAAGCAGGCCGGGATGACCGCCGAGGTATTCAACGTCGCCGAGACCGCACAATGGGCAGACCGATGCTTTGCGGAAGTTGGCGAGAGGTTTTGGATAGCGGCTGACGACTACCTGCACGACGAATACTGGCGTCGGAAAGGCTGCCCGCTTTCCGTGTTCCGCCGAGACGATGATGTTGGGTGGCGCCTCAGGGCGAATGAGGCCGCGTCATGAACTGCCTCGTCCCTGGTTGCAAAGAAGGCGGCATCACCTCGCCGATGCAGGGCCTCTTGGTTTGCTACGCGCACTATGCGGAACTGTGGGCACACCTCGACGCACAGGAACCAGACAAACAGAACTGGCCCGGGAGCGAACCCGTTATCCGCGCGTGGGTGGCGGCGAGAAAGTTGAAGAAACCTGAAACCGAGGCGAGGCGAGCATGACGACAGGGGAGAAAGAAGAACTGGGCGGGGAGAATGAGGCATCACGTCACGCCCGTCGTAGCGGCCTCCACATGCATCCCAACGCGAAACGGGCCCTAGATTTGGCGGCTCGGATTAACTACCTCCGTGACCGCCTGGCTGTGTTGGAACCCCAGCTTGACGCATTACTTTCGCCAGCAGAGTCGCCACAACCTGAAAGTGAGGTGAGGCATGTCCAAAACAACCGTTGATTTTGCAAAACTGAGCCACCAGAAACGACGAATGAAGGTGCCCGAGGGGTCTGGTGGCGGGGTGACCTCAGGCGACGAAACAGGGGCTCGGGCGGAGCGGTTGAGGACAGTACTTCGCGAGGTCCGCGCAGGCATGGGGTGCGAACGCCTGGACGCGGAATTTCTGGTTGCCGAGCTGGACCGTGTGACGGCGGATAGGTTTCGCAGCGAACGTGACAACGCCCTAGCCCGTGCTGAGACGGCGATCGGCGAGCTTCGGCGAATTGAGGCGCTTTCGGAGGTAGCACAATGCCTCTATGACGGCGACGTGGCAGGCGCGGTTGAAACAGCCTTGGAGGAGATAAGCGCTGAACGTGACGCCACCATCGCCAGCCGAAACGCTTGGGCGGAGAAGGCGGCCAGCATGCGTAAGGCGCTGAGTCGGGCCGAGTTGTGGTTGATGGAGCGCCACCAGGACCATCAGCAAGAGGGCCTTGCAATCATCCAGGCTGCCCTCGCCGCCACGGAGCCGAACCAGTGAGCAATGAATCGAGTGTCACACCAGGCGACGAAACAGGGGCACGTGCTTCGCGGTTGGCGGAGATCCGCAGGCGCGCCGATGACCCAGGGTGCATCTACGAGGACGACATATGGTTCCTCCTCGCCGAGCTGGACCGTGAATCACTGAGAGAGAATCGGTCCAGGGAACGCGCTGAAGACTACAAGCGCGAAGCGATGCGGCTTTATGAGGCGCTCAGAAACGCTGAGGCGGATAGAGACGAATGGAAAGGCTCCGGGCTGGTTTGGCGAGACGAGCGCGACGAAGCCATGGCCGAACGCGACGCAGCCCGCGCCAGCCGGAACACTTGGCTGAATATCGCCCGGCGCCTCGCCGCTATAGGACTACGCACAGAACCGGACCCTGACGAAGCCGCGGCCATTCTCGCTGAGTGGGGAGGGGATTCGCCGTTGCCACAAAGCGGTATGGCCTCGGATGAAGCGGAGCCGAAGCCATGAGCATCGAAGAGCAAGACGCCAAGACAGCTCGAGAGCGAATTGCTGAGCTCGAGTCCCAGTGCGCTGTAATGCGAGAGGCGCTGGAACAGCGTGGTTGCGAAGAGGCCCATGTAGACCCATGTGGCGCCGTATGGCATTGCTCGTCAGAGACCCCGATGGACCCGTGCCGAACCTGTCGTGCCCTCGCCTCCGACGCCGGGAAGGCGCTGCTCGAGCAGCTGGAGACGGCGGAGCGCTTGGCCGAAATGGGTGGCCTGAGTGCTGCCGACGTCAGGAATAGAGCCCTCGAAGAAGCGGCGAAGGTGGCTGATGAGTTGGCCGACATCGAAGACGGTGACTTAGTTGGCCACGCCATCCGCGCGTTGAAGGAGAAGCCGTGAGCATAGAATGCTCCATCCACGACTATGAGGGCGCACCAGACGAGCCTTGCCCAGAGTGTCAATGGGAGACGCTTCGAGCCCAACTCACCGAATGCCGCGCGGTGTTGAAGGAGGTGGAGTGGAGCCACGACAACGCGTGCCCTGTTTGCGCCCTGTACGAAGACAGCGTGGACGGCCTTGGGCGAGGTCCAGGACACGACCCCGACTGCCGGCTTGCGAAGTGTCTTTCAGAGTGAGAGTTGACAAATGTGGTACCAATTCGGTACCACATGCCCCCTCAATCAACCCGGAGGGGAAGAGTCATGCATCGAAGTGTTTTGCTGTGTTTCTTGTTCAGCCTAAGCGCGTTGGCGGAGGTGGATGACAAATGTCGGCCGCAGCCTGATTGCGAAAAGAATCAGTCGCCGCCGTCGTTCGTCCCAACGCCCATCCCCCCGCTCTGGATGGCTGGGAAATGCGACCGATGCAATGGCATCCCGGTGGACCTGTACATGATGCAGTGCCCTGTGGGCCAGGTCCCGAAGTGCCAAACGAGCGCATCGTGGCCGCCGCTGATGACGTGCCCCATAGTGACGTATGGGGTCTGTGCAGATGCCCCGGTTGAGGGCACTGTATTTCCAAAGTTTCAGGTTCTGTTCGTCGGCTACTCACCGCCAGGCCGGGGCAGCTCAGTGTCTTACGCTGCGGGCACGGAAATCGGCTCTAAAACCACTGTCGTAGGCAGTTGGACAAACAGCACGGACCTAGGCTTAGAGGTGGGGGCAGACGTCATTGTGGCCAGTGGCTCCATCAAGGTGGGCGCAAACACAACTTTCGGCACAAAGACAACGTCGGAGCAAGAAATCACCTACGAGCCAACGGAGACGTTCCGAATCCCCGGGCAAAGCGACTTCGTAAACCACGACTGGGACCAGATCTGGTTTCTTGTGAAACCTGCCATCCACGTCAAGGTCCAGGAGCGGCCGGGCCCGCCGTATCCGGTCGCCACCGAGGTCTCCTGGCAGTACGTGGATGGGCAGCAGGCAACAACGTTCTGGGTGTACGCGGGCGAGCTTCTAGGTCATCTCGCTATGCCGCAAGAGGTGCAGAACCAGCTCTTGGCATGGGGTTTCGCGGAGGAAGATCGCCTCACCCTGCTTGCGGCGGACCCACTGGTGTGGCCAACCAACGTTAGAACTGTGGACGCCAATGGGACACCTATTGAGCTCATGCTGCCGGCGGGCTCGATGCTTCCGCAGCGCTTCGAATTGGTGGAGGTGCTCCCCTATCGGCCCCTGGGTTCACCCACCGAGCAACCCACCGTCCTCACCTACAGCGTGAAGAAGGTTCAAACCGATTCTTTCGCCGCCGAGGTGAGCCAGAGCTATTCGGTTTCCACTGAGTACAGCGCCGGCTTCAACTTCATTGCGAAGGCCCACTGGAAGTTTGCGGACAAATTCACTTACAGCCTGGCCACGACTGCGAAGCTTTCCGAGAAGCAGACCAACACGGATGCGTTGACACTGGGGCAACCGTCCTTCGGGTACGCGGGGCCGGTATTGGTCTATGTGTACGAAGACAAGCTGTGGCACACCTATGCGTTTCGGCTGGAGTGACGAGATGAAAAAGGCACTGGCGTTGCTAATGACACTCACGGGCTGCGCGAACATGACGCGCGAGGGCACGTTGATTCGAACGGCGAGCTACCTAGAGAACTGCCCGGAGGAGAAAATCCGGGTGCTCTCCATCAGCCCGGACAAGCGCTATGGAGAGGCCGAGGTCTGCGGGAAGGCACATCGCTATCAGGACCAGGCCACCTACAATGGGCTTGATAAGGACCCCCGCTGGCTAGAAATCAACCCGCTGCCCGAAAACTAGAGAGGGGGCAAAGTGGGGGCTATGAATGCGGTCGAGATGGCAGATACCCCCAAACGGCCGTATGGGCCGCGCCCTCCCACGCCCACGGCTCGCATTGGGTTGAACCTGCGCATACCTGAGGCGCTTCACCGAAAAGCACACAGGTCTGCGACGCTAAAAGGCATGACCCTCTCGGAGTGGATACGAGGCGCCATGCGCCTGCGGTTGGAAGCGGAGTCAGCGGGCTAGGTAAAGTGTGGGCGTGAGGTACTCAGCCAAGATCGACGCGAACCAAGAGGAGATAGTCAGACTCCTCCGCGCGTGTGGTTGCTCGGTCCAGTCTCTGGCCTCGGTGGGGAATGGGTGTCCCGACCTCCTAGTCGGGCGCCAGGGACAGAACTGGTTGCTCGAGGTGAAGGATGGGGGCCGCAAGCCCAGCGAGCAGCGCCTGACTCCCTTGCAGGCCCTCTGGCACGAAGCCTGGAGAGGGCAAGTGGTGACGGTACGGAGCCGGGATGAGGTGGTACGGTTGCTGAAGTTGTGACGGACGTTCGGAGTGGCCACTCAAGAGGCCACGGGGCGTTTGTCCCACACCCTATTTTGACGGCAGGCGGCCCATTTGCTTTAAGTCCCGCTCGTGGATTGCTCCGTCGATGCGTGCCGGAATGTCGCAAGCCGCAACGGCCTGTGCTGGCAGCATGACCGCCGCAGGCGCCTTGGGCTCCCCGTCAATGTGGACCTTCGCCCGAAGGACAGGACGCCGAAGGAGGCGCTTATGAACGCGGCCATTTCCCTGGCAGACCTCGCCGCGACGGACGACAACGGGTGGCGTCTGGCCTGGCACCGGTTGCGAATGACGGCCCGGCGCTACGCCTCCCAGTCTATGAACAAACGCCACGCATAAAGCCAATTCTCTCCTTTGCAACATGGCGGACCTCACCCCGAAGCAAGCCGCGTTCGTCCGCGAATACCTGGTGGACTTGAACGTTACAAAGGCCGCCCAACGTGCCGGGTACTCGAAACGCACCGCCTACTCCATTGGGGGCGAGCTCTTGAAGAAGCCGCGCGTCGCGGAGGCAGTCGCCACCGCGATGGCAACCCGGGCGGATCGCGTCCAGGTGAAGGCGGACGATGTGCTGCGGGAGTTGAAGCACGTAGCGACGCTGGACCCCGTCAAGATGCTCCGAGAGGGCGGGACGACGCTTCCCCTCCACGAGATGCCGGAGGAGGTGCGTCGGTGCATCGCATCTATCGAGGAGACCGAATACGGCACTCGCTACCGGTTCTGGGACAAGCTGAAGGCGCTCGAACTCCTCGGCAAACACCTCGAGCTCTTCACGGAGAAGGTGAAGCACACGGGCGACAACGTCTCGGTGCAGATCATCCGCAACATAAAGAAGACGTAAGCCTGTGGATGTTGCAGTCCGATACGAAGCGCCCCCCACCCTCTCCGACTTCCTCGACTCGGAGGACTTCGTCCGGGTGGTCGTGGGCCCCATTGGCTCCGGTAAGTCCACCGCGTGCTGTCTGGAAATCCTCTCCCGCGCCATGCGTCAGGCGCCCGGGCCGGATGGCATTCGCCGTACGCGCTTTGCGGTTGTCCGCAACACCTACCGAGAGCTAAATGACACCACGCGCAAGACGTTCGAGCAGTGGATACCGGACGCCTTGGGTGCCTGGAATGAGCAGGACTTCAGCTTCACCATGGAATTCCGGGATGTCCGATGCGAGGTGTTGTTTCGCGCGCTGGACAGGCCAGAGGACGTCAAGAAGCTCCTCTCGCTGGAGCTCACCGGCTGCTACTTCAACGAGATTCGGGAGATTGCCAAAGCCGTCTTCGATGGCATGACGGGCCGCGTCGGACGCTACCCCTCCAAAAACCAGGGCGGACCCACATGGTGGGGCGTCTGGGGGGACACGAACCCCTGGCACACCGGGCATTGGGGCTACAAACTCTTCAAGCACCCGCCCAAGGGCTACCGCCTCTTCAAACAGCCCGGAGGCCGAAGTGGAGACGCAGAGAACACCGAAAACCTTGTCCCTGGCTATTACGACACGCTTTGTGCCGGGAAGGATGCGGAGTGGATCAACGTCTATGTCAACGCCGAGTACGGTACCTCGGACTTCGGGGCCATCTTCGGGAATTGGATTGAGGCGCTCGAGCTCAAAGGCGCCATCTCTGCCTTCCCCCATGAGGTCACCGGCATCCACACCAACTGGGACCTGGGCATCGGCGACACCAACTCCATCTGGTTTTGGAGGCTCGTCAATAACCTCCCTCAGTACATCGACCACTACGCGAGCCACGGGAAGGGCCTACAACACTACTTTGACGTACTCGCGCAAAAGACGGCCGAACATGGCTACCAATATGCGAAGCACTGGCTGCCTCACGACGCCAGACAGAGAAGCCTCCAAACGGGCATCAGCACGGTGGAGCAATTCGTTACGCGATTTGGGGTCCGCCACGTTGGCATGACGCCGGAGCTCAGCATCGAAGATGGGCTCCGGGGCTCCCGCTACATGCTGGAGCAGCCCATCCAGTTCCACACCCGTTGCGAGGACCACCGAGGCCTCGAGGCGCTGCGCGAGTACCGCTATGAGTGGGATGAGGCCAACCAGTGCTTCTCAAAGAAGCCGCTCCACAACTGGGCCAGCAACAGCTCAGATGCGTTCCGCTACTCAACGCTGGTGGTCCAGTACGCCGGGCTGGTGGCCCCGGTGGAGCCTAAGCCGGAGAAACCCACATATCGGACCTGGGACAGCATCACGATGAATGAGTTGTTGGCCGACGCTAAAATTGCCCGAGGCGGGCGCAAACGCATTTAGCGGAACAAACGCCACAGCAAAACCCACTCTCCTACAGTGGCCGCAGAGACCGAGTCTCTATCCGAGTTCCAAGAGACGCCCCAGGGCTCAGCGGAGCGGTGGAAGCGGGAGATCTCCGCAGCCAAGAAAGCCATCGCCACCGCCCACTCCGAGGGTCGGACGGCCCTCGACTGGTACCTGAACAAGAAAGACCTGGATTCCAGCCCTTCCCGCCTCTCCCTCTTCACCATGACGGTTCAGGTGCAGAAGTCCGTCATGTATGGCCAGGTACCCAAGGCGCTCGTGGCCAGGCGCTACGCAGATGCGGATGACGACGTGGCCCGGGTGGCGGCGACCATTCAAGAGCGCCACCTCAACTCCGACATCGAGAGTGACTCCGATACCTATGCGCAGGCCTTGGACAGCTGCCTGGACGACGAGCTGGTTCCGGGCATGTGCCAGGCCCGGCTCCGCTACGTCCGGGAGATGAAGAAGGAGCCTGTCCCGGCCCTGGGAGCGGATGGGGAACCCCTGCCGCTCGATGAAGAGGGTAAGCCCGTTGGCCAGGTGGCCGCGGAGGCGTATGAGAAGGACGTCCTGCACCGGGAAGCCGTCGAAGTGGACTGGGTACCCTGGGATGAATTCCTGTACTCACCTTGCCGAAACCACAGCCAGCTTCGGTGGCAAGGCTTCCTTGCCAAGATGGGCGTCGATGCCCTGGTGAAGAAGTTTGGCGAAGTGGGGAAGAGCATTCCCCTCGACGCCAATACCCCCAAGGAGAGCAGCGACAGAGAGCGCCAGGCGGCGGACCCGTGGCGGCGGGCGTCGGTGTGGGAAATCTGGGACAAAGACACCAAGCGGGTCTATTTCTATGTTGAGAATTTCGATTCAGTCCTGACGCCCCTTGATGTGCCGAAGGAGCAGCGCCACGCGGATGGCGGCGTGCTGGATCCACTCAAGCTCGAGGCCTTCTTTCCGGCCCCAGAGCCCATCATCGACAACACCACCAACTCCGCTTACATCTCGCGGCCTGACTTCGCTTTCACGCAGGACCAGTACCGGGACTTGAACCTCGTTTGCGCCAAGGAGTCCCAATTACTCGAGGCCCTGAAGGTCGCCGGCCTATACAACGAAGAGTTCAAGACGGACCTCACCACCCTCGTGAAGGCTGGCCCCAACGACATGATTCCAGTCCACAACTGGAAGGTGTTTGCCGAGAAGGGCGGCATTGAGGCCAACATCGCTTGGTTTCCCCTCCAGCAGGTGGTCGCCACCCTGGACAAGCTGGGGGAGAAGAAGGCCGCCCTGATTTCCGATATTTTCATGACCACCGGCATCGGGGACATCCTCCACGGCCAAGGGTCCGACGTCGGCGTGACGGCAACCGAGCAAGCCCTCAAGGCGAAATTTGGCAGTGTCCGGATGCGCAAGAAGCAACTGCGCTTCGCGAAGTTCGCGACGGATATTCTCCGCATCAAAGGCGAAATCATCGCCAAACACTTCGACCCCAAAACCATCCTCGAGCGCAGCAACATCATGAACACGGCGGACGCGGACAAGGCGGAGGCCGCGGTGGCGCTCATCAAGTCCGACTGGGCCTGCTACCGCATCGAGGTCAAGCCGGAGGCCATTTCGCTCGCGGACTCGGCATCCCTGAAGCAGCAGAGGGGTGAGTGGATGACATCCTTCGCCGCTTTCTTCACGGCTACCGCCCCCATCGCTCAGCAGTCTCCGGCCTCCGTGCCCTTCCTCCTTCGCATCGCCCAATGGAGCTTGGCGCCGCTGGAGGGCTCCTCCACCGTCGAGGGCGAGTTTGACCGGATGATTGCCGCGGCGGAGAAGGCAGCCCAGGCGCCTCCGCCATCGGCCCAGCCTCAGCAGCCGGACCCAGGCGACGCGATGAAACTTCAAACACAGATGCTCAAGGGCCAGCAGGACCAAGAGAAAATCAAAGCCGAGCTCCAGGCCGATGGCATCCGGACGCAGATGGAAGTGGCCGCAGACAAGCAACGCGAATGGGACCAAGCCGAGGCCAACAACTGGGAGCGCCAGCGCCAAAACTCACTTCTTGAGGCCCGACGTAGCCAAACCGAAGCAGCCAAACCCAACGGAGGTGTGCAGTGATGAAAGACACAGCGGCAACCAAGGCGGAAATGAAAGTGGACGTAAAGCCGGCGCCAGTGGCGAAAGCAGAGGAAACACACCCAGCCGTGGTGGAAAAGAAGGCGCCCTCCACACTGTACGAGGTCATCGAAATCGAGACCCACGTGGGCGGGTTTATGCGGCGCGGACGGTCCTTGGGCCTGTACGAAACCAAAGAGCAGGCCCAGGCGTCCGTCCGGGACATCAAGGCCAGCGGACAGGCGAACCGCGTCCACATTCACGCCGTGTCCTTCGAGGGCTAGCAGGGGCCGCCCATGAGACGTCGCTATCGGTATGATGTTGACCCCGAGACAGGCCATGTCACCGAGGTAGAGATGGGCGCGCGTCCCGAGGCCGAAGCGCGCGTCCAAATCCTCACCGATGGGGCTTATGACGGCCTTCGTGCAACGGACGGCACCCCTATAGACACCCGGGCAAGGCACCGCGCCTACATGCAGACCAAAGGGCTCGCCATGGCGGACGACTACACGCAGCACTGGGCCGAAAGCCAGAAAAGCCGGGACGCCTGGTACAAGGAGGGCGGCGACTGGAGGGTCCAGAAACAACGCGAAGCCGATATCGCCAGGGCCGGCTCCGAGGAATACGGCCGCAAGTTTGAGTCGGAACGTCCATTGCGCGAGAGACGGGAGCGGGCATGGGCGGAGGCGTCCAAACGCCGGTGAACAAACGCCACGCCACGGGCCGACGCTACTTGTGCAATGGCGACGGACGCAGGCGCAACGTCCATCATGGACAGCATCACGCAGGCGGCCCAGGAGCTCGGGGCCTCCAATGAGGCCGCGCCCGCCGAAGTCAACGCGCCCGCTCCTGTCGAACCCGCCGCGCCGCCCGAAGTGGAGGCCAAGGCCGAGCCGCAAGAGCCTGCTGCCAGCGATGGCCGGGTCCGCGATGGTAAGGGCCGCTTCACCCCGAAACCATCCCATTCAAAAGCTGACGCAGGGGCCGCAACACACCCTCCCCAGGGGCCTCCTGCGGCGGGGGGGGCCCCCCCCCAAAACCACGCCGCCCCCCCCCCACACCCAACCCC